ATACCGTAGGAAGTTACCTCGCTGTTGTTGGTAACAATTACCGCGCTAAGAAAGCTGCTATAAATGCGGCGGCAACCGTTGCCGCTGTAAACGCTGTAGATATAAACACGGGTTGGCCTCCTTATCCATAATGTATGCACGTTCCGCCCATAGACAGCCCTACGCCTGGTTCCGCAGCGGAGTGTTGCTTGTATATTTGCGACCCGATGCTGACGCGAGCAATAGCGGTTGGTCCACTCAAGCTGGCGGCACCACTAACCTTTACTTGATGGTGGACGATACAAGTCCGGATGACGCTGATTATGTGCGTTCATCTAAGAATCCAACCGCTGACATTATCAGATTTAGGATATCTGATCCGGCAAGCCCCCTAACGCAGCCGTTCAATGTTAGTTATCGTTACGCCAATCTAGGCACTAGCGCGCTTACTTTAACTGTGCGGCTCAAGCAAGGTACTACTTTGATTAAATCTTGGGTTCACACCGATGCGGCGGCGTTTAAGACTGTAACACAAACACTAACCTCCGGGGAGTTCGCTACTATTACTGATCTTACTGACCTGTTTATTGAATTTGAGGCTGGACCATGAGTTGGCAACGCACAGGCTATTGCTGCCAGTGCGGCGAATGCTGCAAGGGCCGCGATCCGTTCGGTGGTGAACTAGGTGAGCCACCGGTTGAGGGCTTCTGTGCGCTGTATCGAACTGTTGACGGCCACGGGCATTGTAGCGATCGTATGCACCGCTATTATCTCCAGGGGTGTAATGTTTGGCCGACGATACCCGAACACGTTAAAGATTATCCACGTTGCACCTACAAATTTGAATGGGTGAACGATGGCAACTAAGACCTTATATTTCAAAAATGTATCTGCGCCCGGTGGTTCAGTTGCTCTCAGTTTGCAGGATGGCGGCACTGCTCCTGCTACCGGTATTACTGGAACGGGTTGGACTGTTGCGAAGCTCGGTACACCAAATTTTGCGACGATGGTGGCGGGTTCGAAGGCTGTATCGACTAATTTTGGTACAACCGATAAGCTGAATGGCTCGTTTATTGAGAATGCATGCTGGCGTTCTGAAAATCCGTTTACCGGCACATTTGCTAACACCAATTGGACTTTTACATTCCGCGTTCGCGCGGTGTCGTCGGCATCTTCGCAGCAAGGCCAGATAAGGATCAGGCTTTACAAATCAGCTAATTCGAGCGGCTTTGCAGCAACAGAGATAACCAGTGCGACGCAAGCTGGCACAACTACTTCTATATCCACGGTAGCGTCCGGCAATAGCATTGTTACTTATACGCCGGGTGCGACTGTAAATTTCAATAATGAATATTTCTGGGTACAGTGCGAGTGGTTTATTACTACTGCTGGTACTAACAATAACGCCGATGTGCTTTTCTATATCGAATCGGCTGGCGCTATTGTAACGCCGGACTTTACTACCACTACTGCTTATTCCGATACGATTACACCTAGCGCAATTCCAATAACTGGCCAATCAATCGCTGACGTTGCTGTTATCGCGCCGCAAGCAGCGGTATCATGGGTCGCATTGTACGGAACGCAAGCGGCAGCTGGCGGCAATATTGTCGAATCGATAACCGCTAGTACGATGCCGATCGGTGGCGCGGCGCTTACGGACACCGCCACCTATTCCGACACGTTGGCAGCGAGCAGTGTGCCAGTGAATGGCGCGACACTGGCGGACGTGGCTGTATATTCGGATACTATTACATCGAGCGCTGTACCTATCGTTGGCGCAGCACTTATAGATAAGGCTACTTATTCCGATACGCTATCCGCAAGCAGTGTGCCGGTCAATGGTGTAACGCTGGCTGATATATTCGCCAGCAGCGATATTATTGTGCCTAGCGCGGTGCCTGTTGTTGGCGCAACGATTGCGGATATATTCGCCCGCAGCGACACGATTGGTGCGAGCGCAATGCCAATTGGTGGCTCCAATCTAACGGATATTTTGACGTTCGTCGATACGATTGGTGTAGGTGCAGTTCCTATTAACGGCCAGAACATTCTGGATATCGGCGGCGGCATCGTTGAATCGATAACCGCCAGCACGGTGCCGATTGTCGGTGCAGCGCTCACCGACACGGCAGCTTATCACGTCACGATAACAGCGAGCGTTGTTCCGATCAATGGTACAACGCTTACGGATGTATTCGCTAGGAGTGACACACTTACGGCGAGTGGAGTTCCCATTGTCGGCGCTACGATCGCAGACATTTTCAGGCGTTTGGACACTATTACCGCTAGTTCGGTCCCCATAATTGGGTCAACAATTTCGCCATTAATTAGATATATCGATACATTAACTGCCAGTGTGTTGCCCATTGGCGGGCAGAATATTCTGGACATTGGCGGCGGTATCGTTGAAGCAATTAGTTCGGGAACGTTGCCCATTGGTGGGCGAACAATTGCTCCAGTTTTTGGTCACACAGATACGATTATTCCAGGATCGTTACCAATCATTGGTGGAACAATCGCCCCGTTCTATACCGTAAGATATCCGGAAGTTATAACAAGCAGTGCGCTTCCATTGGTTGGGCAGGAAATTGCATTGGTGCACCATCATCCGAGCGTTAGCGTGAAGGTGGACGGGGTTTGGATGTCGGCGACAACTCATGTAAAAGTTAGCGGAGCTTGGCACGAAGTAGTTACACATGTAAAGAGTGGCGGGGTTTGGAACCAACTATGATGACCATGACTCGATCATGGATCAAGGAGAATTCGACATTAGTCTATTTCCTAGTGGCGCAGGCTATTGCAGTTGGAGGTGGTGCGGCGGCATTGATAGCTTACTCGGTTAGGTTGGAAACGAGAGTCCATATTATGGAGACTAGAGGCGCTGAATATACGGTGGCAAGAATGGAAGAGATGAAGCTTCGCATCGCTAAGCTGGAGCAGTTGGTGGAAAAGAATAATGACAGCATCAATCGAATAGTGAATGTGATGACAAAAGAACTTCACATTTCGCCGGGAAGGAATTAAGTTATGGCTGATACCATAACCCCCAATTTGGGGCTTACCAAGCCAGAGATAGGTGCTTCCGCGGATTCGTGGGGCAATAAAATCAATGCTGATCTGGACATCCTGGATCAGAAGACTATCGCCAAGACTAGCCAATGGAATGTAGTCCTCGGTGACGGAAATACCGCTGCTGGTCATTTCGTAGTTACTCGATATAATAACAGCGCTGTAAGAATTGACGATCCGATAGTTATAAATCGCCAATCCGGAGATATAAGTCTAACCGGAAATGTATTTGCCACTTCCCTCAACTCTGCGATACATAAATATCCTTACACGGCGACCCCAGCGGCTCCTGCGGCGGGGATCGCTAATTTCTTTGTGGACGCGAATGGTAACGCTTGTATTCAACGACCAGATGGTACCGTCCAATTCTTAGGTGTTCCTCCGGGGACGATAGCATGGACTTGCGCTGGGTCTACAGATGTTGGTTGGACCATTTGTAACGGCCAGGCTATTTCTAGGGCGGCCAACCCCTATCTGTTCGCTAGGATTGGCGGCGGTTATGGTGTTGGAGATGGCTCTACCACGTTCAACATACCAGATATTCGTGGTCGCGTAATTTCCCACGCAGATCAAGGAGCGGGTCTGATAGGTAACGTAATAGGCGGAGGATTGAACGCAAAAGGTGGGTCCGAGATAGTTTATTTGGCTGCCTCTCAAGTTCCATCATTACCAGTTAGTGGTGGCACGGATTGGAATTCCCAATCCCTAAATCACTATCATCCTTTCACAGAAATGGGCGCTGGTGACGTCCAGGGTGGTTTCGGTGGTTCTGGTTTCAATCTTGGTGGACCTTGGCGCTACCGTGATGGGGATCGTAACACTGGTGCCGCCGAGTTCACCGAGAACGGCATCGGTGGACCTCACGGACACCATACTCATCCAGTCAGCGGAACGGCGTCGGGAGGTGGAAGCTGGCATTCAAATTTACCGCCGACTATAGTTCTGTACGCGCAGATCAAACTGGGATAACACATGCTGAGCGTTAACTTTCCAGCCGGAGTAACCAATCTCCTGTCTAGAGCCGCCAAAATAGCAAATTGGCGGGAGGTCAACCTTGTGCGCTGGGATGACGGGGTTACTCTAAAGCCAGTGGGCGGTTGGGAACAGATACCATTCGCAACAGCATTCGCATCCAAGGTGCGGGCTATCCATAAATGGGTAGCAATAGATGGAATCCAATATATAGCTTATTTGTGCGAGCGACATGTTTATATAGATAATGGTGGTAGTCTAGTAGATATCACACCGACAGGTGGAATGGCCCCATTGAGCGGCATCGAAGCTGGTTATGGTGAATTGAACTACAATTTCAGCACTTATGGTACTCCTCGTCCTGGTTTGTCCACCATGCAGAAGTTTTCCCCCGCTTGGTCCATTAATAATTGGGGCGAAGATTTGTTGGTCATGACCAGCTACGACGGGAGATTACTTATTTGGTCGCCATCCACCCCATCGGTAAAGCTGGTGGCTGTTACCGGCGCTCCGATCAATAACCGCCAATTCGTAGTCACCCCCGAGCACCATTGTATGCTGTTCCAGATGGGCGGCAATATGGCCGACTTTGGCTGGTGTAGCTCAGAGGATATTGAGGATTGGGACTTTGCTGATCCACTCAATACAGCGGGCATGTTTACGGTTGATCCGTTCGCGCCCATCGTAGCTGCTCATTCATCTTCTGCGGGCGTGTTGATAAGCACTCCCAGCATGTCTCATTTCGCGGAGTATATCGGACTTCCATATGTGTATCGATACAGGCCAATCGGAAAAATCCCTGTCCCAATCAGCGCCGCCTCTGTTTCTTCCACCCCAGAAGGTATCATTTGGATATCTGTTGAAGGCTTCTGGATGTTCAATGGAACAACCGCGGATGTTATTCAGTGCCCATTGTGGGACACAATGTATAGTAAGATGGACTTCCAACGGACCGTCCGAGAATCGCATTCGGTCAGTATGGTGTCCAGGGGAGAAATCTGGTGGTTTTGGGTCGATCCAACTATTAGCTTGGAGTGTGCTCGCTACACTTCGATAGATTACCGTGTCCGACCTTATATTTGGACTAGCGGTTATTTGAAGCGATCTTGTGGGCTTACGTACGCCAATGATCGAAATCCTATCATGTCGGATGGGGTTAAGGTGTGGAAGCACGAATCAGGCTTTACCTACCCTGAAGCATTACATATGCCATTTTTAGAGTCCCAAACGATCAACGTGGCAGACGGCGAAAGGTGGTCTACGCTGTCCAAGATATTGCCCGATATTGCTGGGGATAGAACTGCCTTGGCATTTTCGGTGTCGAAGACGAATGATCGAACCCAATATAGTCAGGAGACATATTCCCAGCAGAGAACAGTTAACGAGCACGGGTGGGTGGACATTAGAGAAACAGCGCGCGATATTAGGCTGCGCATCGACATGATTAAAAATTCTGATTGGAGCACGGTTGGGCCTATCCTATTCGACCTTAAACCGAGGGGTAGGAAGAAATGACAGTAAAGGTTCCAACATTTAAAGACACGGATGTAACAAAATTCATGATCCAATATATAGCAGAGGTGGATAGGAAAGACCGCGATTTGTTAAGCGCCATCCAGGGTAATCGAGCGCTTCTATTAATATCGCCAAGTAAGAAAGTGTACGAGGTTAAGGTAGACGATAGCGGCGTATTGCACACAACTCTGGTGGCCGGATGAAAATAAACGACCCAGCCATGCTAATCAAGATGGAGAGGGTCCTAAATGCGGCCAATAACGTCCATACGTTGGATGACATTGATCTAGCGTTGGAAACAGGAAAGATGCAGAGCCACGTTATGGGCGACACGTGGATTATAACTGAGGTAAATGAATATCCGCGGAAAAAGGCGGTAAATGTTATCTATGTTGTAGGCAATTTACATGACGCATTAGCGGCGGAATCGATGATTGAGGAATGGGCAAATAATATTGGGGCAGATTTTATAACTGCTACTGGACGATCTGGCTGGTGGGGATTTCGGTCTCCCGGTTGGAGAGTGTTGGGCACTCTATACTCAAAGGAACTAGACAATGGGCGGCGGTAGTCAACCAGCACAGACCACACAAGTTTCTAAAGTAGAACTTCCTGCGTGGGTGGATGCAGCCTCGCAAGAAAACTACGGGTATGCCAAGGATGTTGCTAACAGACCCCTTGAGCAATACGAAGGACAGCGAGTTGCGGACACTTCCCCCTATACACAACAAGCTAATCAATTGGCTGTCAGCAATGTAGGTTCTACTGATCCGTATTTCAAATCGTCGGCTGATATCTACAACAGGACAGCTGGTCCATTGGATATCAACAAGTATCTCAACCCGTACACGGAAGAGGTACAAAACCGATCGGTTGATGCCGCGCAACGTTCGCTGCAAGGTAACTTGCTGGCAAATACCGACCAAGCCCAGAAGGCTAAGGCATTCGGTGGATCCCGGTTTGGTATTCAGAACGCAGTAACCCAAGCGGAATCTACCCGTGGCATTGGTGATCTGGTCGCCCAATTGCGACAGAAGGGATTTGATACGGCAACTGCCACAGCCTTAGCTGACAGAACCGGTATGCAAAGCTCTGCCGCTGGGCTATTGAACGTTGCCTCGGGTCAGAAGGCAGCTCAAGGCCAGGATGTGGCCACACTATTCGGTGCGGGCCAAGCAGATCAAGCTCAGAATCAAGCTGTCATCGATTCTCTCATGGCCAAGTTCAATGAGAGGCGGGACTACCCAATACAACAGCTGAACACTCGACTGGCGGCTTTGGGTATGTCGCCATACGGCAAGACAGAAACGAGCAGCAAAACCGGGACATCCGAAAAGCCCGGTACGGATTGGGCTACTGTTGGTTTGGGTGCGCTCAAGACTCTACCGGCGCTATTTGCAATGTCCGACAGGAACATGAAGACGGATATCGAGAAGATAACGGACGGTCCGGTTCCGCTATATGCCTATCGGTATAAGAGCGACCCGAAGACCTATCCGAAAGTAGTCGGGCCGATGGCGCAGGATGTTGAGAAGAAATTCCCATCCTCCGTCAAGAAATTCGGCGGAAAGCGCGTGATTGATATCAACAATCTTATGGAGGCATTGAGATAATGCCTACCCCGTACGAACTAGCTACCAAGATGTTGGGTAGCCATGAGCACCGAAATCATAGTGCTCTGACTACCTATCTTAAGAACGGCGGTTCTAATCTGGACCCCGCTACCCAAGCGTGGTGCGCGGCGTTTGTTAATTCCAGCCTCCAACAGGCTGGGCTTAAAGGCTCCGGGTCGGATGCCGCTCGGTCCCTACTAAACATTGGGACTCCAACGGATAAGCCAAACGTTGGTGATATCGCGGTATTCTCACGCGGTGACCCAAACAGCGGCAAGGGACATGTCGGATTTTTCCAGGGCTATGACGCCAATGGAAATATCAAAATCCTCGCCGGAAATCAAGGTAATGCAGTATCGGAGGGTGTCGTGCCAGCAAGCCGTCTATTAGGATTCCGAGTTCCTGGGCTGTCATTGGCCTCAAATCCAGTAATTCCACCAGTAGCTCCGCCAGCCATTCCGGGAGAGGCAGCTGCTTCGCCGGGATCAGGGGCCAGGGATTATGTGTCTTCCCAGCCAACTCCGCCCGTCCAAGAAGCTCTGTTTGATCCTAAATCGGTGTTCGGCGCGGATGAGAAAGGCGGCGCGGGCAGCCCATTTGCTGATGCATTGGGCGGGTTAGATACTTTGAATAAGGGAATTGCTCCCAAGGTAAATCCTGCCGTCGCGGCAGAAATGGCAAAGATCACCCCAATGGGTGGAATGGATGCCAGCCTTGGCGGTGCGGGGAATCCGCAAATGGCAGCCACTTTGATGCAAGCTTTGTTGGCTAGAAATAAGCGTCCCATGGGGACAACGTTGACTGGTGGTATGGTATGAACATAGCCGATCTGGTTGCGCTGCTCAAATCAGGGCAAGATCCTAACCAGGCTGTAATCCAGGCTTCTTCGCCGGGTGTCGGGGACGCTTCCCCCGCCCAAGCTATGGCGATGATGCCGGGACTTACACCTGGGGGTCCGGGTCCTGGGGCAATCCCTCCAGCCAATTTCCCGCCTCCGGGTGGACCTCCTCCTGCTCCGCCCAAGCCAAGCGCTCCTGAGGGAGCCGCTACTCCGGTAACGAATCCGCAGCCCGCTCCGGAGTCGCCGAAAGCATATCAGTCCCCGCCTGATTTGGCTAATATGTATATTCAATTGATGAAAGACAACAGGAACGCTGCAGCATTGGATTCCGGCACGGCACTTATAGCAGCTGGACTGTCTAACAATCTAGCTACCAGACAGTCCCTTATTGGGCTAGCAAGTCACGGCGCAACGGCTGGAGCCGGTCATCAAATGACCGCAGCCGATCTAATCAATCTACAAAAGCAGCAGCAAGCAACCAAGGACATGCTCCTCCGCAGGTCTATGCTTGGCAGCCTAGCGAAGCAGTACAATCTATCCCCAGAAGCCGCAGTCGCTTTAGAAACCAGCGGCAAGCTAGACGAGGTTATAGCTGCTCATAGCCAAGGTCATCTGCAGTCGATAACAGATGCCGCCACTGGTGAAACAGTATTGGCCCACCCAATCACAGGCAAGGAAGTTGCTAGGATTGGAGGACAAAAACCCCCGGCGACACAAGTGGTTGAAGGGCCGAACGGTCCCGAGCTTCGTGTTACGGATCCGAGGGAAGGATTCAGACAGGTTGGCCCATCTGTTGGCCTCAAGCCGACCGAAGATATGCGGACCTTGGATCAAATCAACAAGGAGCGCCCAGCGGATCAGCAATTGTCCACGGCGGATTATATCACTTCGATCAAGCGCGCGGCACCGAATGCCACCAATGAAGCTATCTTGGCAACCATCAACAAGGGCCGCCCAGCCGACAAGCAGATGGGTATGGAGGATCTTATTAAGCTTCTACATCCGGGTCAAACTACTAATGTGTATGTTGGCCCTGATGGAGTTCAACATCCGGCCCCGCTTCCTGGCCATGATTATCAACGCGGCGCAGATGGCAAACTTCTATATGGTTCCAATGGGCTTCCAATACAGGTACCTATTGCAACCAAAGCTGAATTGGCTAACAAAGGTGAGGAATTGGACGTTAAAAAGAAGCAGCAAGCTCTGGACGAGCAAACTAAGAAGGAGGCTAAGGAACGGGTCCAGGCTACATTCGCTGCTAGCAACGTTGGCGAGGCTGTTAAAACTGCGTTGGAGTTGGCGGATAGACCAGGTGCATCCGGTGCCTTCTCTTCATGGGCCAGGAATTTGGCTTCCGTAGGTGGCACTCCTTGGGAAACATTGGACGCCAAAATTAAAACCATCGATGCAAATAATGTGGTTAATGCCTTGAATGCGATGCGGCAGGCTTCTCAGTCTGGTGGCGCTTTGGGTAACGTCACGGAGTCCGAAAATAAGATGCTGGCTAGTATTATTGCCAGCGTCAATCCCCATCAGGAGACTAAGGAATTCAAGAAAGGTCTTATTCGCGTCCGAGCCGCGATGGAAGTAATGGCCGAGCGCCATTATGACAAGCCAGGCGATGAAGCTATATTCCGGAAAGATTTAAATGATAGAATTGATGAGCTTGGGATATCCCAATCTAATAAAGAAAATCCAAGGGGCAGCATCACGAGGGTAAAATGACGATATATAAGATAGTTTCGCCGGATAAGTCTGAATGGGAAGTCGATGCTCCCGATTTTGAAACGGCTAGTAAAAACCTTGCGGCTCATCGCCAGGAACTAGCCAACGAGGCGAAGAAACAGGATGTTGAAAGCTCCCCTGTGTGGACGCAAATGTTGAAAGGGGCGCGGGATACGGCTGCAGTCGGAGCCGACACACTTACGGCTGGTTTGGGCGTCAAAGCATTAGAGAAAATGATACCTGGATCGGAGCCGGCCAAAGATATAAATGCGATGCGGGCTAATCTTGGTTGGGTAGCCCCTGTCGCGGATGTTGCGGCTATGTCGCGGTTTCCTTCTGCGGTGCCTTGGGCTGTCAACGCAATGAAAGGCGGACCAGCGGCTCGGTGGCTCACCGGTACTACCGTCGCGGGCGTCGAGGGGGGCGTCCAGGGGGCGCTGCAGTCAGCGGGACACGACCAGCCGGTAGCAGGAGGGGCCATCACCGGGGTCCTAGGCGGAGCGGGCGCTCAGCAATTGGGTGGCGCTATCAACAAGGGTGTCAATTGGATTAGGGGAGTGGATAATACTGTCCCGACCGGTGGGCGAATGGGTATCCAACAGATTCCACCCGGTATCAAAAATCCAAGCGCAGCGGATAGGATAAACGTAGCCACGAATACTGCGGAGTCGAAAGCCAGGCTTAGTGACGACCCGTTGGCCAAACAGAAGGAAGTAAAGTCCAACTATGAGGAACTTCTCCGCACGGACTCTAAGGGGCTTACTGCGGAGCAGAAAGCATTGATGAATAGGGTCATAAACGAGGACCCGGCCACCAAGCTAAGCCGTGGGGTTGGAAACGTACTAGACAGTAAGCTTCTGGCTACCGGGGCGGGTGTCGGATCTGGGTATGGTACTGCTAATCCAGTTATAGGTACGCTTATTGCTGGTGCTATTCTTGGCGGCGGCAGGGCGCTAAAATCTATATCGTCTGGCGGAACATCGGAAGCTGTGGACGAACTTCGTCGCTTGCTGGCCAAGAAAACTAAAACCGAGGGACCGTTGTCCCCGATGGCTCAAAGCATCCTGTCTAAGGGTGGACGCCAAATTCCGATAGACGAGTATCTATATGGTAAGGACTAAATGCGGGGTTGTTTCCCAAAAAATTGGAACACTGCTTGCGCTATATTTTCTTTTGCTTGGAGCGCTGCCGTTATTCTTCGGTCAAGTTCTGTACCCCAAATGTCAATATATAAACAACTCTCTGTTTGTCCGTGACGGTGCATTCTATCTTCTATTTGACTCCGATCATCCAGAGAGTACGAATTTTCTGCGAAGATCATGGTACTACACTTATCCTGGAGACTTGGCCCTCCCAGAAGAGTGTGACCATATTTTCCGGCGCGGCTCTGAACAAGTATCACCCGGCAACCCGAATCGCTATTAAATTTATCTTTATTGGCTTGGATTTCCTCGGGCTTCATTCCGCCACTGATAAATGTGGGGTTATATTCGATCAACGAGCGCTGCAGCAAGGACAAGGTGTAGCGATGCACGTATGGGATAATTACTTTACCATTTACTTCTTCTACAAGCTCGCGGACCAAGGTAAACCGGGGGTTCTCCTCCGGAGCCACCAATTCTTGTACAGTGGAGTCCTCCTTAATGATAAATCCAGACTGGATTTGGGCGAGCTTTATATATTTAGTAATGAAAGCATCGACGGTTACAATGCCCTCTTCCAACCAGAGGACGAAATCCTCCTCCATACTTCTATACATGGACGCCAATTTGGGAGTCAACTGATACTGCCTGGAAGTATACATCTTCTCGGGGAGGTCAGTCCAATCGACTTTGGAGGCACGAAATATGTACTTATCGATAGTTGCGGCGAGCAACTCTTCATTTTGGGCACCCACCACTTTCTTACCCTTAAATCCGCCCATCCGACAGAATGTGGTTTTGAACGGGAAATATTTGGTTTCTATGGCACCAATTGCTCGCATCTGCGCCCAAAGGTCATGAGGGCCTTGGGTCACGGGCTTCCCGGATAAGATACGGCTATAAGCGAATTGGCTGGCTAGCTTGAGCGCCGCTTTGGTCTGTTGACTGTTGTAGGTCTTGATTTGGATGGATTCGTCAATAACCAACATACAACGCTTGCCAGCTATGAACTTCTGTATATACTCCTGCGTCGTCTCCTTGCGGATGGCTTCGTAGTTCACTATCAGCACCGGAGGACACTTGAACTCAGTCTTCAAGAACTGGCCATTCTCATAATCAGCACCGGAATTGAAAATGTGCGGGTGGACTTTTAACCCGTGTTTTTCGATTTCTTCGCGCCAACCAGTCTTGAAGCTGTTGGGGCAGAATACCACGAGCCTAGTGGCGTGGCGGTACTCCACCAATCCCAGAAATTCGGTTAGGGCTGTAAGGGTCTTTCCCAAACCCATTTCCATATAGAAAGCAAACCCTGGCTTCCCATACGACGCTTTCAACGCTTGACGCTGTACCTCTAGTAATCCCATGGTTTCCTCATCTTAAGCAACTGTTCTTCGTCACGGCTACGCAATCTAACTTCGTTCTCGATATGCTGCTCCATTCGTTCCTTCCAAGTATTACCATAGACTTTCTCAAGCCAGAGGCAATCATCCTCTTCCAGATTTAGCACTACTTGGCGCTTCATGCTTCACCCCCTCCATTCGTAGCGCGACATAGGCTAGGAATGCGAAATTGGCCTGATCCATCAATTCGATCAGGGAATTCTCGTTGAACCTATCTTCGGCCAACTGCTCCTCAAATTCGCGTATCTCTTCCCGGAGCAGGTCCATTATTTTGGGCAGCGATTCCTTCGTGGGGGTGTCTTTGTGGGAATTCTTCGCCAGCTTCATTATCATCCCCTCGAAGAAATCGTGCAGTAGCGAATGATAAGCGCTAAGAGACTGTGGTACTTGAACTACGATACGAGTGGACATTACACCCTCATTTCTTCCTGTGACTCATCCAACACATATGGCTTAACGTCGCTGATTTTGGGGCCGTAACCATACATCAGCGTAAATTCCTTGCCCATCCCGTATCGCGCTGAACTTAGGTCGTCCGCGAATTCGGTCTGGGCCTTCGCGTTGAGATAGTCCATGTGGCTGATGAATACCACGTCCGGATCGTTGGCGTAGCAAGCTTCATAGAACTGCTGCATCGAGAACGTAGCGACACGTCGCACTCGTTGCGTAACCGTGGTCAATTCGGCTGGGACCCGCAGCTTGTCCCAATTAGTCTCGAATTGGTCCGGATACCAAGTGCCGCTGGAATGGCCGTCCACATCGCCCACCCGGATAGGGTATGTTCGGATGGCCATATATGTCTTAGCGAGCTTGGAGGGGGCTATCCTAGCGTCGGCTAACCCTTGCATCACGGTGCATTCCCGGCTGGTTACTTTGGGGTAGAATTCAGAATTGATCCCCAGACTAAACCCCTGCGACACCTCCATGAAGTAGGCTCCATCTTCGGGCTTAATTCGGTGATTTTGGATCACCACATTGGGGGCTATCCTGCCCAGCGAATGGCCAGCAATGGCGGTTGGTTCGCGCCTAATCTTGCGGATAAGCGCTGCCCCGGTGCCGCTTCTAGTCCCGGCCACAGCAGCGATAGAACCCTTAGATTCCTCCTCCCGATCCTCATCGGTGACTATGGCGGCATTGGGATGCACGAATATGGGTATCCCCGGATACCGGTTGGCCTCTGCGCGGAGGATATCCCGGTCAATAATCGCCCCGGCGGATAAGTACACCGGGAGCTTGATCTTGGCTTTCAAGTACAGGTAAACGGAGAACGATGGCAGCTGCTTAAGTACCACCTTCTCATCACCCACATAGAAGGTATGACCGCTATTGGGTCCGCCGCTGTAAATGGACCCGTAGAAGTCGTTAACTGTCTTGTGCCTAATGGAATAATCAGCCAGCCAAGCGGTTAAGGCTCCCTTGCCAGTGGAGCCGAATTGGCCGTCCACAACGCAATGGACGCCTTTTTCCTCGAAGAAATAATCGTCGCTCATGACTCCTCGCTTTCTGGGTCGAGCATGGCAGCCAATGCGGTGTAACCTGCGCCATCCACGTAGTTATCGTTGGACTTTCCGTAGACGGACCGGGACAGCTTAAGCATAGCCATCATTTGGGCCACGTCGTTCGGTAGAACGATGGTCTGATTTCGCACTACCGAGGTGTGACGAATATAGGTTGTCCACAATTCAGATATCATCGTGAACGAATTGACCGTATCGCCGTGGACTGAGGATTTGGTCTTTACCTCGTTCAGAGCCTCGCCCAGCACGTCTTGGGCTATCATGGATTGGTACGTTTCATCGCTGATCTGCATCTTCTTGCTCTCGGCGAATGGAGTCATAGGCGCAGGAACTTTCTTTTTAGCCATCATTTTCTCCGTGAGTGATAGTATTGAACTAGTTGGTCGTGGAACGGCATCTTACTCGTAGTTACTGAGAAGCAGTCCTTGGGGATAATTACCAAATTGGGCTTGCTGAAGTAAAATATCCCATCGTAGTACCCTATCATTATGGGTATCGCATGACCAGTCTCGAATGCAACGTAATTGATACGCTCTAACTCCACGTGCTGCCTTAACGTGGGGCCGAACGTGCTATGTTTGATCATCTTCACCTCTGCCATGAATACAGGCAGCCCAAATGGGATCATTATCAGGTCGTATATTCCGACCCCATAGGAATCCTCAAAGCGGCGAGCATAGCCACCTTTCTCCTTTACAGACTTCACCATAGCTCGCTTTACGTCTGCCTCATTCATTGCGGGTCGCCTTTATTGATGCCGGGTAGTCTAATTGGAATTCGTAGCTGTTTAGCCAACGCCCCACACCCAACCTAACAGCATCATCGGCAGCTTCCTCCCACGTGCTGTAGTGGCAGGAATAATTGTCATATTCGAATTTGTATTTGATAGCTTTACTCATCTAGCTCTGCCTTATCGTGCCACCATTCGGTGACTACGAATGTTCGATTTCCATTTTCATCCGGCTCAGTCATGGATACCGTCTGCGACTTGGGGAGCCACACTTCTTTCTTCTTCCCCGTGGTTGGTTCTATTAGGTATGCTTTGGCCGTCGTCACTTCGATGCGGCCCTCTAATTCTACTGTCTTGTCGCCCTCTCGATACGCCATGTTAGTCCTCGTATCTGTCTAATTTGAAGCCGTAGGAAGCCCTGGCCCAATCGGAACCAGAGCCAACATCGAATGGGATGGGGACGATAAGCCCTAATTCTTGAGCCACCCCCTCTACGGACCTAATTAGGTCCATGACGTCGTGGTTCGGATTTCGCTGCCATAACAGACTGTCGTGGATAGTAAGAAGGACTTGAAGGTCGTTGGGGTATGCATCCTCGTACTGACACGCACGAAGTAGGCATATCTTAAGATGCTCACCGCCCACGTTCTGTATAATGCGTGACACAGCGCGATAGGCAAATTGGGGATTATCGCAATAGGCTCTGCGCCCGAGTAAGGTCCTGACATATCCCCTCCTCTTAAATACCCGCACGGCGTCGTCCTGGAACACCTTGATGTGGGGAAATGCGTCCGTTAGAAACATTCGGTGGGCTGCCCGCGCTTGTTCAAGCGGCCATTGCATATGGCCAGCCAATGTGGGCGGACTCATCATAGTGAGCATCCCCATCGCCATCCGCTTAGCGGTGTCGCGATCCAAGTTCAGGAGTTCGGACGCTCTGTCGTGGATATCCATAGTTCCATTACGGTATCCTTCGATAAGTGCGGGGTCACCCGAATAATGAGTGAAAAGTCTAGGCTCTTGCTGCTTTGCGTCAGCTTCTTCAATAACGAACCCCTCGTCAGGGACAACGAGCTTTCTAACGACTCGGCCAACTTCAATGTTTCGCTTTGGGAAAGCTTGAAGGTTCGGCTCAGAGCAAGAAAATCTGACACCTGCAACTCCATAGTCGTCCGACTTGGACTGGTTCAGGATTGGATGGACACGCCCATTGATATTTTGGGTGTCAATCAGCGGGGTAATAAAACTATCGCGGGCCTTTTCTAGGCGGCGAACTGCTAGAATTGAATTTCCTATGCTATTGGTAGCCAGCCATTTCTCGGTGAATGAGAACGCCCCGGCATCGGTGCGGGCGAATTTGTCATCCGTGTAACCATTCATACGATACAACTGCTCGACCGCCTTGGAGGACCGAACGTTGAATCCGGGGACAAATACCTTGCTGGCCTCGCCAACCGCCGCCTTTACATCGTCCATGATGCGGCTCGAATACCCATCGTCGATCTTAAGTCCCCGATTAT